TTACTTCCAACCTGAAATTAAGGAAACATATACACCTGATTTCCCAATAAAGAATTTTTTCATTATAGAAACTAAAGGTGCTTTTAATTCTGCAGATAGAAAAAAGATGAAGACTATTAAATTGCAGAACCCAGAATTAGATATTCGATTTATTTTTTCGAACTCAAAAACTAAAATAGGTAAGAAGTCCAAAACTACTTATGGCAAGTGGTGTGAATTATTTGGATTTCGCTATCACTGTATTCAATCAACAAAACAAACCTTTCCAAGTGACTGGTTAAAAGAAATCAAGGAGACGCAAAATGCGAGACGAAACTAAATATATCGTTATTCATTGTTCTCAAACGAGACCATCACAAAAAGATGTTGATGCAAAATGGATAGACAGAGTTCACCGAGAACGTGGTTGGACTATGATAGGCTATGCAAAAGTAATTAAACGTGATGGAACTGTAGAACAGGGAAGAGCTGATGATGCAGTACAAGCTCACGTTAAAGGTTATAACCATACAGCTTATGGATTATGTCTAGTAGGTGGAGCTAAAGAAGAAGATTGGCAAAAACCTGAAGACAATTTTACTGCTGAACAATGGGAAAGCCTAAAATTAACTTTAGATGAACTAGTACAAAAATATCCTGACGCACAAATCGTTGGTCATTATATGTTAGACGAAAACAAAACTTGTCCTAACTTTAATGTTAGAGAATATTTACTTAACGAAAATATTAAGAATTACAAATTCCAAGATGGTCTTACTGATGATGCTGATTTGGCAGAGTTAGAAGATGCAACAGAATAATTTTCTTTATCATTCTCCTTGCGAAAATTGTGGCAGTCGAGACAACAAAGCAGTCTATGATGATGGGCATACTTATTGTTTCGGTTGCCATGAATACAAGAAGCAAAACGGAGACCTACCTAAAAAAGAAAAAATAATAACAGATATGATTGATGGTATTACTGAAGCATTACCTAGTAGAAAGATTGATGAAGAGACTTGTAAAAAGTTTAATTATCAAACTGGTACTTACAAAGGTGAGCCAGTACATATCGCCAACTTCTACGATAAAGACTACAATCAAGTTGCACAAAAATTAAGATACCAAAATAAAAAATTTACATGGCTTGGTGATGCAGACAAAATAACATTGTTTGGTCAAAACATTTGGCGAGACGGTGGTAAAATGATTGTTATTACAGAGGGAGAGATTGATGCTCTTTCTGTTTCCAAAGTACAGAATAATAAATTTCCTGTAGTGTCAGTTCCTACTGGTGCTACTTCAGCTAAAAAATATATTAAGAGAGAATTAGAATGGCTATCTAAATTTGAGAACATTGTATTGATGTTCGATAATGATGAAGCAGGTAAAAAAGCATCTATTGAATGTGCAAATATTTTACCAGTTAAAAAAGTTAAGATAGCTACACTACCTGCAAAAGACCCAAGTGAACTTTTACAAAAAGGTAAAGGTGAACAAATAATAAGTTCTATGTGGGAAGCTAAAGCCTACACACCACAAGGAATTATCAAAGGTGAAGAAACAAAAGACTTATTATTAAAAGATGATTTAGTAGAAACTATTCCTTATCAATGGACTGGCTTCAATAAAAAACTTGGTGGTATCAGAAGAGGAGAACTTGTTTTACTTACAGCAGGTTCAGGCACAGGTAAATCACAAGTGTGTAAAGAACTAGCTCATCATTTAGTTAATAGAAAAGAAAAGGTTGGTTACATTGCACTAGAAGAAAGCGTTAAGAGAAGTGTAAGAGGAATTGTAGGACTAGGTTTAAATAAATTAATACATAAACCCGAAGTTAAAAAAGAAGTAACTGACAAAGAATTATTAGAAGAGTGGAATAAAATTAAAGATTACATTTGTTTCTACGACCATTTCGGTAGTGCAGACACAGAAGATTTAATGAACCGTATTCGATATATGGTGCAATCATTAAATTGTAAAACGATTATCCTAGACCATATCTCCATTGTTGTTTCAGGAATAAGTGATGGAGACGAAAGACGTACCATTGATTTCTTAATGACTATGCTTCGTAAGCTAGTTGAAGAAATTAATTGCGCTATGTTTGTCGTCTCCCACTTAAAAAGACCTGATGGAAATAAAGGTCACGAAGAGGGTGTTATAACTTCTTTATCACATTTAAGAGGTTCACATTCACTAGCTCAATTATCAGATGCAGTAATAGGTTTTGAAAGAAACCAACAAGATGAGATTTCAAATAATGTTATGACTGCAAGAGTATTAAAGAATAGATACTCAGGTGATACTGGGATTGCCTGTTCGCTTTTATACAATAAAGAAACAGGAAGACTTACAGAGGGAACATTTGATGAATGAGAAACTTCTTACGAAGTTCATTCTTCAATACCTAATAGAAAAAGAAGATTACTTAACATTAACACAAGAACAACAAACAGTAGTGTTCGACACTTGTAAAACAATAATGGTGTCAATCTACAACGCTATTAAATACGAAAATGTTTATCCAGTAATTATGTGTGGTGACGTTCAAGCTATGCAAGTTATTAGTAAAGCAATTCAATCAATAGCAAATCTTTTACCAAGCGTATCAAAAATAAAAATTCACTTAATACAATAATGAATATCAGACCAAAATGTAACTTCTGTGAAAAGAAGTCAGACATCTATGAGGAGAATAATAATAAAGTTTTTTATTGCGCTTCTTGTTTCATAACAAAAAAATATGGAAATAATTTTAGACCTAGAGACCAACGGGTTTCTAGACAGAGATAATTTAGTAATTCATTGCATAGTTTGTAAGGATATAAAGACAGGTAAAGTCTACAGTTATAATCCTGATAATTTAATGGATAGCTTACAGTTGCTAAACAAAGCTGAAGTTATCATAGGTCACAACGTATTAGGCTTTGATATACCAGTATTGAAAAGATGTTTGAATTTTACTTATAAGAAAAAAGTTTTCGATACTTTATTAGTTAGCAGATTAATATGGACTAACTTATTAGATAACGATTACAGATATAAAGAATTACCTGCAAAACTTTATGGAAGACATTCACTTGAAGCATGGGGTTACAGAGTAGGATTACGTAAAGGGGATTATCAAGAACATTCAGACTTTACTGAATACAATCTTGATATGATGGAATATTGTAAGAATGATGTTGAAGTAACACACTTACTTTATGAAAGAATTTTAAAAGAAAACTATTCAAACAAAGCAATAGAATTAGAACACAAGTTCGCTTTTTGGATTAACAAACAAGAGCAACATGGAGTTTACTTTGATGAGACGACTGCTCAGTCGCTTCATACTATCCTAACCAAGAGGAAACTAGAGCTAGAAGATAAACTGGCTCTAGCTTTTCCTGCTTGGGACAAACATTGTGGATACAAAAGATATAAAAGAGATAACAAGAAAAGAGGTATCAAAGCTAACGTACCTGTTCCTGTTATCAAAAGAGAAATATTCAATCCTAATTCAAGACAGCATATAGCAGACAGACTTATTACTGTACTTGGTTGGAAACCAAAATCATTCACACAAACTGGGCAACCTGAAGTTAATGAGAAAGTTTTAAATGAACTTAAATATCCTGAAGCAAAACTTATTTCAGAATATTTGATGATACAGAAAAGACTAGGACAATTAAGTGACGGTGACCAAGCATATTTAAAATTAAACAAAAGAGGAAAAATTTATGGAAAAGTTATTACAAACGGTGCAGTTACAGGTCGTTGTACGCATCATTCGCCAAACCTTGCACAATGCGTCAGCAGTAATTCAGCATTTGGTAAAGAATTTCGTTCCTTATTCTATTCTCCTACCAGTATGGCTTTTGTCGGTTGCGATTTTTCTGGCTTGGAGCTTCGTGTGTTGGGTCACTACCTCTATAATTATGACAATGGGGATTTTACGAAAACATTACTTACCAGTGATATACATACCCAAAATCAAAAAAACGCAGGATTACCCACACGTGCTAAAGCTAAAACTTTTATTTATGCTTTCATTTACGGTTGTGGAGATAAAAAGCTCGGTGAAATACTTGATGTCTCTGATGCAGAAGCCAAAAGAGTAAGAGAAAGATTTACTAAAAATCTACCTGCATTAAAAATTCTTATTGATGCAGTCAAATTAAAATTCAGAACACAAGGTTATCTTAAAGGATTAGACGGAAGAAAACTAATTTGTAGAGCAGAGTATTCAGCACTTAATACATTAATACAAAGTGCAGGTGCATTACTTGTTAAACAAGGCACAATAATTCTAAATGAAGAATTAAATAAAGCAGGTTTCAAATGGGGTGAAGACTATGCAATGGTTTTACATATCCATGACGAAATGCAGTTCCTAGTTAAAAAAGAAAAGCTAGATGAATTTAAAGATATAACAAAATCTATTTTTCAAAAAACACAAGACCACTTTGGTTTCAGAACAAAGTTAGACGGTGAAATTAAAGTAGGTCAGAATTGGAGTGAAACACACTAAGGCAGAACCACGCTTTGACCTAGATTTAAAATTTGGTCAACACCACGAAAACGAATTACAGAAAGCATTAGAGGGAAAAGTTGAAGTTAAGATGGATAGGCTTTGTCAAAAGACAGGCAATGTCTTTATTGAAATAGAAAGCAGAGGAAAGCCATCAGGTATCTACACAACTAAATCAAGATACTACGCAGTAGGTTTATGGGTAGAAAAAAGAAAAGACCAAGTCTTTGTTTTTATCCCAGTCAAAATTCTAAAAAAATTAATGAAGAAGTATCCAATAAAAAACGGTGGCGATAACTGGACTAGTAAAGGTCACATAGTTCCAAAAGAAAAATTACTTGATTTAATAATATGAAAAAACTTTTAAAAACTAAAATCAAACTTCCTGATGTAGATGAAGATGATTTTCCATACAAATTTTATAAGTGTTGGTGGAGTGATATAATTAGTGACAGTTCTTGGTCACCTCTTTCACAAATAAAAAAATCTAAAACTGCAATTTGTATAACTATGGGTTGGTTAATCCATACTTCAAAAGACAAATTCATTTTAGTTAGTGACATCAACTTTAATGATGATGGCACAGTAAACGAGGGTGGTAACTCAACAGTAATACCAAAATCAAACATACTTAAACTAAAGGAAATAAAACTATGACCATGCTTACAGACGCACACTTTGAACTACATTCAAAGAATAAAGCAAAGATGAAGAATATAAAAAACTTCTTCGATAATAAAAATAAAGTAATGATAGTTGATGCAGACCTAGTTATTTACAAGATTGCTTCTAGTTTAGAAGAACCTATTGACTGGGGAGATGATGTATGGACTTTACATTCAGATTTAGGAAAAGGTAAAACTTTATTACAACAAACATTAAATCATTATAAAGATTATACTAAATCAAAAGAAATCATTTTAGCTTTCTCTGATAAAAACAATTACAGAAAGCAAATAGATACTGAATATAAATCTTATAGGAAGAAAATTAGAAAACCTATTTGTTATGCACCTTTAAGAAAATGGGCAGAAAAGAATTATAACTTTTATACATTACCTAATTTAGAGGGTGATGATGTAATAGGCTTATTAGCTACCCAACATTACAAAACAAATAATGTAATTATTTCAGGTGATAAAGATATGAGAACAATTCCATCTTGGCATTGTTTCATTGGTGACGACCAACTTGAATTTGTAGATGAACAACAAGCAGATAAAAACTTTTGTCTACAAGTTTTAACTGGAGACCAAGCTGACGGATACAAAGGTTGCGTTGGTGTAGGTCACGTAAAAGCTAACAGAGTATTACACGACAAATTCAATATTGATGATATGTGGGAAGCAGTCATTAAAGAGTATGAACGTAATGGTTCTACTTATGAAGACGCATATCACCAAGCTAGGTTAGCAAGAATATTAAGGAAAGATGAGTACTGCTACAAATCTAATCAACCTAAACTATGGAACTATAAATATGAACACTACAGAGATACTAGACAAAACAAACAAGCTAGTTAGTAAAGACCGAGCTGTAAAGCATGGTGACAAGATAACTAACCACGAGAATATAGCTAGGCTATGGACTGGTTATTTACAAAACAAAACTAAACTTACTATTCAGATTTTACCTGAAGACGTTGCTAATCTTATGGCTCTATTAAAGATAGCTAGAACACAAGCAGGTGACCATAATCTTGACGACTATATTGATGCCTGTGGTTACATGGCAATTAGTGGAGAGATAAAAGAGAAAAGAACTGAATTAAGTGCCACTTTAGGAGAAAACAATGCCAAATAATGTTGAAACACCTATTATTAAAGAAGAGTTAATAAAGTATTTGGATAAGTTATTTCCTAATAAATGTGCAGACCTCAAAGATAATGAGAGAGATATTTTCTATAAATCAGGACAAAGGTCTGTAGTAGAGCATTTAATCGAAAAATTTAATCTACAAAAGGAGATGTAAAATATGTGTTCGTTTTCACGACCAAGTATTCCTGCACCTCAACCTGAACCAATTCCTGAAACGCCACCGACAGTATCTAACGCTACTACAACAAGAGATGCTCCGAGACAGGCGAAATCAAAATCAGCGATTGAAACTTCTACTGATACATCAGTAAGAAAAAGAAGAGGAAGAGGTAGTTTAAGAATACCTTTAACTTCATCAGGTTTGACAGGGACAGGACTTAACTTTCCAACAAGCTAATGGATTACAACAGAGAAACTTTAAACTATTCACTAGATAAATCTTTAGTTGAAAGTCAGTACGCAAAGATGGAGATAGATAGAGAAATCTATTTAGAGAGAGCAAGAAAATTAGCAGAACTTACAATCCCACATTTATATCCACCAAAAGGTTCTAATGAAGCAACTGAATATCCTACACCATATCAATCAGTAGGAAGTAGAGGTGTTACTAATCTAGCATCAAAATTAATGTTAGCTTTGTTTCCACCACAAGCACCATTCTTCAGGTTAGATGTAGACGAATTAGTTTACAAACAAATAGAGGGTGACCCAAAACAAAAAGCTACAATAGAACAAGGATTACAGAAAATTGAAAAAGCTGTAATGGATAGCATTGAAAGTAACAATGACAGAGTTGCAGTTTATGAAGCATTAAAACATCTTATTGTTTCAGGAAACGTATTATTAAAATTAGATGATGATGGTTTAAGAACTTATACATTAAATAATTATGTAGTTAAGAGAGACCCACAAGGTAAAATTTTAAAAATTATTATCAAAGAGGGTATATCTCCTAATACTGTTCCTGAAAAAATTAGAAAAGCTGTAGGTGATAAATTAAATGAAGAACAAAAAACTTTAAATTTATTTACTTGTATTAAAAGAGAGAAGAAAAGATTTTACGTACACCAAGAAATAGCAAAACAAAAAGTTTTTGAGAAGTATTACGATTTAGACAAACTTCCTTTCATTGCATTAAGATTTAACAGAATAGATGGAATGAATTATGGAAGAGGTCATTGTGAAAGTTTTGAGGGAGACTTACGTAGCTTAGAGGGTTTAACTAGAGCAATCTTAGAGGGCAGTAGTGCATCTTCTAAAATGTTATTCCTTATCGCACCAAACGGAAGTACTAGAGCATCTAGTGTAGCCAAAGCACCTAACGGAGCAATCATTGAGGGTAACGCTTCTGATGTTTCAGTATTACAAGCTAACAAGTTTAATGATTTTAGAGTTGCCTATGAAATGATGGGCAGAATAGAACAAAGATTACAATTTGCATTTTTATTAAATGCTTCAGTACAAAGACAAGCTGAAAGAGTTACAGCAACAGAGGTTCAGTTAATTGCAAATGAGCTGAATGATGCACTAGGTGGTGTATACGGAATTTTAACAACAGAATTTCAGTTACCTTACATTAATACAAAGTTATCAATGTTAAGAGAACAGAAACTACTTCCTAACTTACCAAAAGAATTAGTTAAAACTAAAATCATTGTAGGAATGGAAGCATTAGGCAGGGCTTCAGATAGATTGAGATTACTTCAATTTATGGCAGACTTGTCAAATACGCTTGGAGCAGAAACTCTAGGCAGATACATAAATCTTGGAGATGCAATCAAGAAATTTGCAGTTGCTAATGGCATTGACACACAAGGCTTAATTAAAACTGAAGAGCAAATCCAAGAAGAAGCACAAGCACAACAACAAGCTAGTTTCCAACAATCTTTACAAGACCCAAGAGTTCTAACTAAAGCAGGTGAAACTTTAAGTAATGCAGGTGCAACAGTAAATCAAAACGGGGAATTAGAAATCCCACAGGAGTAAAATATGAGTACACAAACACAAGAACTAACTATTGATACAAATTCAAATGTATCTTTAGAAGAACAAGCAAAGCAACAAGAAAGCCAAGCAACTAATGAAACAGATGTTAAGGTTAGTGAAGTAGCTGACAATACAGTTAAGTCTACTGATGAAACTAGACCTGAATGGTTGCCTGAAAAATTTAAAAATGCAGAGGAATTAGCCAAAGCATACGGTGAACTTGAAAAGAAACAAAGTGCGCCTGAACCACAAACAGAACCACAACCGTCTGAACAGACTATGGGTTTAGATAAATACTACGAAGAGTATTCTGAAAACAAAGGTCTATCAGATAAATCTTATGACGAACTTGCAAAGATGGGTTTGGATAGAGGTTTAGTTGATGGTTACATTGCAGGTCAAGAAGCTATTGCAAATCAAGAAGTAGCAATGGTGCATGATATGGTTGGTGGTGAAGATAACTATTCTAAAGTTATTGAATACGCAAAAGCTAATCTATCTGATGCAGAACAAAAAGCCTTTAACGAAACTTTAGACACAGGAAGTATTGAACAAGTAAAATTTGCTGTTCAAGCTATAGCATCTAGAGCAGGTGTAAATTCAGAAGCACCTCAACAAATGATTAAGGGAGATAGCGTTGAAACTGATAGTGACGTATTTGAAAGCGTTGCACAAGTTACAGAAGCTATGAATGACCCAAGATATGCTAAAGACCCTGCGTTTAGAAAAAAGGTTGAAGAAAAGATTGCTAGAAGCACAGGTATCTAATGCGAGACTACGGTTCAGAGTACAGAAATTATCATTCTAAACCTGAACAGAAAAAACGTAGAGCAGGTAGAAATCTTGCAAGAAGAATAATGAAGAAGAAGTTAGGTTCTAAAATTAATGGTAAAGACATTGACCATAAAGACAGAAACCCAAACAACAATTCATTAAGTAATCTTTCAGTAAAATCTAAATCTAACAATAGGTCACGTAATGCTTAATTTTGTTTTACCAATTCTCAAAAATCCTTTGACAAGAATAATAGCTGACAAAACTGTTGGTGCTATTCAACATAATATGGAGAAGAAGAAAATTATTAGAGCAAAAGAAATAGAAGCAGAAAAATCAGTTTCAGTAGAACAAGTTAGACAACAAGAACATTCTATAAAAGATGAAATCTTAACAATAAAAGTTTCATTAATATTTTTATTTTTGTTCTTACCTTTTTCACAACCTTATATGGAGAAAGGTTTTGAAATACTGAAGTCAGCTCCACAGGAATTTTGGTGGGCTATTTTAATTGTGTATTCAGGAAGTTTTGGAATGAGTACGCTTAACAAAGTAAGAGGTAAAAAATAATGTCATTATACAGAAACATTAACAGAAGAAAAAAACTTGGAATTAGTAGACCTAAAAAGAAATCTACTATTACACCTGAAGCATATGCAAATATGAAGAAAGGTTTTCCAAAGAAAAAATCATAAGGAGATATAACTATGCCAAGTCATTACGGTAAGAAAAAAGGCGACTTAAATAAAGATGGAAAAATGTCTAAGTATGAAACAAGAAGAGACAGAGCCATCAAAAACGCTATAGCTAAAAAGAAAAGAAGCAAACTTAAAATAGCTTAGTGGCAAAGAAGAAGAATAATCTTCTTTCCAAAGAACTATTTGAGACAAACAGCAAGTTTCGTAAAACTTCAATAGGCAGACGACCAAGCCTACAGAAAATGAATAAACACAAACGTAAAAACTTTAAGAAATATGTCGGACAAGGATAAGAAGCCTTTAAACAAAATTATTAGAGATAATACAGGTTCTAAAAAATTTAAAGTTTACGTTAAAGATAAACAAACAGGTAATATCAAGACAATCCGATTTGGTGACCCAAATTTAAGTATTAAACGTGACGACCCAAAAAGAAGAAAATCTTTTATGGCTAGACATGGAGCAATATTAAAAAAAGTAAAAGGTGACAAGCGTATGTCCCCAGTTTATTGGGCGCTGAGGAGTTGGAAACTTGGTACGAAAATTAGTTAAGAAGTGCAAATGCAAAAAATGTAAATGCACAAAAAGAAAAAAGAAAAAATTAACTGAAGAACAATTTTGGCAGTTAATGTCAAAAAGATTTAAAAAGTAACACCATCTCTCATTAGAGAGGTGCTAACTAAATTCAAAACAGTAAGCCAGTTACGACTGACAACTTTCCCATTATGAAAAATAGTTAGGAACTTTAATAACAACTAAAACTTAAAAGGAGTATTTACAATATGAGTAATGCAACTATATCAAGCATTGGTCAGGTAAATTCAGCAGGAACAGCAGATGCCTTGTTTCTAAAAGTTTTTTCTAATGAAGTTCTTAGCCAATTTGTAAGAGAAAACCAAATGCTAGGAATGTCTACAGTTAGAACTATTGCACAAGGCAAGTCAAGTACGTTCCCAGTTACAGGCTCGGTAAACGCAAGTTACCACGTAGCAGGTAATGAAATTACTGGTCAAGCAATTAAACACAACGAAAAAATCATCAATCTTGATGATATGCTTTTAGCTGACGTATTCGTAGCAGAAGTAGAAGAACTTAAAAACCACTATGATGTGAGAGCAGAGTATTCAAGACAAATGGCTTCGGCTCTTTCAAACAAGGTTGACAAACATCTTCTATCTTTAGCTATCCTTGCGTCACAAGGAAGTGCAAACGTAACAGGTGGTAACGGTGGTGATGAAATCACAGATGCAGACGCTAACACTAACGCTACATCTTTAATCAGTTCAGTATTTGAAGCAATTCAAAAACTAGATGAGAAAAATGTACCGACAGAGGGTAGAGTATGTATCGTAGCACCTGACCAATATTATCAACTAGCTAATGTTGATAAACTAGTAAATAGAGACTTCTCTAGAGAAAACGGTGACTTTGGAAAAGGTACAGTTTTATCAATAGGTGGAGTGCCAATAGTTAAGTCTAACACAGCAACAGAAGTGTTCGGACAAGACTTATCGGCTTCTATTACTGGTGCAAACAATACTTACACAGGTGACTTCTCTAATCACTATGCCGTAGTAATGCACAGAAGTGCAATCGGTACTGTGAAAAGAAAAGACCTTGTAATGGAAAGTACTTACGACCCAAGAAGAATAGGTACTTTAATGACAGGTAGAATGTTAATGGGTTCAGGAATTTTAAGACCTGAAAGTGCAGTATCAATCAAAACTGCGTAATTAACATAAAACTTTAGGGGAGTAGAGGGAGACTGAAGCTCCCCTTTAGTTATTAGGAGACACACATGATTAAAAAATTAATAAACAAAATTAAAAAGAAGTGGAATGACTTCTTAAATTCATTTTTACCTGAATGACAACACAAACAAGAACTTCAGAACTTGAAGCTGTTAATACAATTTTAAGTACAATAGGTGAAGCTCCATTAAATACATTAACTGGAAGTTTACCTGTTGATGGTACAATAGCTAAAAATGTATTGTCAGAAGTAGCAAGAGAAGTTCAGTCACAAGGTTGGCATTTCAATACACATACAAATGTAACTTTATCTAGAGACACAGATAATAAATTACCTTTAGCTACTAACGTAGTTAGAGTTGAGTTAGACCCAACTAAATATTCTAAAGGTCAGTACGACATAGTACAAAGAAATAACTTTCTTTATAATCTTGCAAAGAATGAAGACACATTTGATACAAACTTTGAAAAAGTAAAAGTTGTATATCTATTACCTTTTGATGAAATACCTGAACAAGCAAAAAGATATATAACTATTAGAAGTGCAAGAATTTTTCACGACAGAACATTAGGAGCTAATACTTTACATAAGTTCTCATTAGAAGATGAAGAAAAGGCTC